AATGAATTGTTTGCAGAAGATGCTGAGAGAGGCTTCACTCAAGAAGAGTTCCCGAAACGACTTTGGGGCAGTCACAGTCTGAAGGCTTGGGGTCTTCGATTGTCTGACTTCAAAGATGATTATGAGGGTGGATGGGAAGAGTTCTCAGAAGAGATGCTTTCGTACTGTGTCCAAGACACTGCAGTCACTCTTACTCTCTACAAGGCCCTTATGAAGACAGAGCCAAGTGAACACTCAATCTACCTCGAGCACCGGATGGCTCAGATCTGCAGAGAGATCGGCAACAATGGTTGGACTTTCGATGGTTCAGCGGCTGCCGAACTCTATGCCGAACTCAGCCAGAAGAGACACGAGATCGAGGACACGCTAAAGGATCTTTTTCCACCTTGGGAAGTTCACGAGGACTTCTACCCTAAAAGAGACAACAAGACACTCGGATACAAGAAGGACGAACTGTTTGTCAAAAGCAAGACAGTCTACTTCAACGCAGGGTCTCGTCAGCATATTCAGAAGTGTCTTGAGGATAAGTACAACTGGAAGCCCAAGACTTTCACTGAGAGCGGTCAGGCCAAGATCGACGAAAAGATCTTGAACTCCCTGCCCTTCCCAGAAGCCAAGAAACTAGGCGAGTTCTTTCTACTACAGAAGCGGATCGGCATGTTAGCCGAAGGTAATGGATCGTGGATGAAGAAGGTCAGTGACGATGGCAGACTTAGACACACTATTGTGTCCAACGCTTGTACCTCGTCAAGAGCGGCTCATCGATCTCCAAACTTAGGTCAAGTGCCTAGTGCCGGAAGTCCTTATGGCAAAGAGTGCAGAAGTCTCTTTGGTCCTCCTAAAGGTTGGGTCATGTGCGGCACAGATTTGTCAGGCATCGAGGCGAGAGCATTAGCCTCTTATCTCCATCCTTATGATGGCGGTGAGTATTGCGAAGTGATCCTTGAGGGCGACATCCACACCTTCAACCAAAAGGCTGCAGGGCTTAAGACACGCTCACAGGCAAAGACTTGGTTGTACGCTACACTCTTCGGGGCAGGTGATGCTCTGATAGGACAAATAGCAGGTGGTAACGCCTCGCTCGGAAGAAGACTAAAGCAGAACTACGACAGGGCAGTCCCTGCCTTTGCCACTCTAAAGAAACGACTAAAGCAAGCCTATAAACGAGGGTACATCAAAGGCATCGATGGACGGAAGTTAAAGATCCGTAGTGAACATCGATGCTTAAGCCAACTTTTGCAATCATGCGGAAGCATTGTTTCCAAGCAGTGGGTGATGATGACCTTCGACGAAATCAAGAAACAGCATGGCAACGATGCTTTTATCATGGGTTGGATACATGACGAGATGCAGATCGCTTGCCGCAATGAAGAGGTCGCAGAAAATGTCGGTAATATCGCTCGACGAATGGCGAAAGAAGCAGGAGTTGCTCTCGGACTTAAAATCCCCATCGCCGCAGAACATACCTTGGGAAAAAATTGGTCTCATACACACTGAAGTTGATGAGCACTTAAGCAATCTAGTAGCCCTTTACATCGTTTTAGATCGCGCATGGCGTAACCCATTCACAGTGAAGTCTGACTTTGCTCGGAAGGGTGCAATGCACGTCGCTATCGCAGCGAGTGAGGGCTTCATAACAACTAAAGTCGATACGGACGTCTGGGGATCACGATGGTGCATCACAGACATCGGTATGGAGACGAAAGGAGAGGTCGATGAAGTACTTAAAGAAATCCTACCCCCACACAACCCTTCTGATTGACGGAGATCTCTATCTCTATCGAGTACTGAGTGCGTGTGAAACTGAGACAGACTGGGGTGACGACATCTGGAGTCTGTCAACAGATCTTAAAGAGGCTAAGAAAGCCTTCAAGGAAATGATGGAGTTCTTCAAACTCAAGTTACGAGCCGAAGAGATCGTCATAACTTTTTCCGGTCACAACAACTTTCGGAAGTCGGTGGAACCCACCTACAAAGCGAGTCGAAAGAAGACCAGAAAGCCGATCGGTTATCGAGAGATGATCGATTGGGTCAAAGAGAACTATCAAGTAATCCAAATCGATAACCTCGAGGCGGATGATGTGATGGGTATCATGGGGTCGGTTGAGGGGACAAAATCCATAGTGGTGTCCGACGACAAGGACATGAAGTCCGTGCCGTGTCGCCTTTACCGACCACAGACCGACGAGCGTCATGATATCTCGCTGCAAGATGCAGACAGGCAGTTCTTCACACAGACGCTGACTGGAGATGTGACAGACGGTTACGCAGGTTGTCCAAAGATAGGACCAAAGACTGCAGAAAAAGTGCTCGGTATGTCACCGAACTGGCGACTAGTCGTCAACGCTTATCAAAAAGAGAAACTCGATTTTAACTATGCGCTCACTCAGGCGCGTCTCGCTCGGATCCTTCGTTCCACAGATTGGGATGATGAGAAGGGTGAAGTAAAACTATGGGAGCCTACAGCATGACTAAAATGGAACAATACATCCTCGACAACTGGAAAGAATACGAACGCACCTGCAAGGCAGAATGTAAGAAAGTTGCCCAACGCACAGGACACAAACGCAACTCATGGACACACGAGAGGAATGTTTACTATGGCGTGGAAACTCAGGCCGACAAAGAGCGGAAGTATGGTGTCAAATCTCCTTCTCAACAGAAGATCGAAGACAGATGCTTGCGAATTGTCGAACTCCATAAGCGAGGGATCACTTGGAATAAGATCGCGCAAAACATGGGGACTAGGATTCAAAACGTCGCCAGAGTCCTCAGAGATCGAGGATACGAGCCAAATGTCTGATCCAATAAACTCACCAGATCATTACGCTCAGTTTCCGATTGAGCCGATCATATTTATACAGCGCAACCGTTTCGAGTTCTGGCGTGGCAATGTCATCAAGTACGTCTGTCGGGCAGGACATAAAGACGATGAGATCAAAGATCTACAAAAAGCAAAAAGATACATCGAAATGAGAATAAACGAACTAGAAGGGAAAGAAATCAATGAATAACTATTTACCTACGGATTATCAGGCGTTCATCCACACATCACGTTACGCACGTTGGATCGAGGATGAGGGTCGTAGGGAAACTTGGGCAGAGACAGTAGACCGCTACATGGACAATGTGGTGGGAGATAAGGTAAAGCCAGAGATACGCAAAGAGATCGAAGAAGGCATCCTCAACCTCGACATTATGCCATCTATGAGATCACTTATGACTGCAGGGTCAGCATTAGAACGAGACAACACTGCAGGATACAACTGTTCTTACACACCTATCGATCATCCTAGATGCTTCGATGAGGTCCTATACATCTTACTCAATGGAACTGGTGTCGGCTTCAGCGTCGAAGAACAGTTCGTCAACAAACTACAAGGCGTACCAGTGCTACTTTATGAGTCAGGTAACATCATCAGTGTTGCAGACTCTAAAGAAGGTTGGGCGACTGCCTACAGACAACTGATCGAAGAGTTGTACCGAGGTCGAATACCGAAGTTTAATGTGTCTCGGGTCCGACCTGCAGGAGCCAGACTAAAGACATTCGGTGGACGTGCGTCTGGGCCACAGCCACTTGTAGATCTGTTTGATCACACGATCATTACGTTCCAAGGTGCGACTGGAAGAAACCTGACGCCTCTCGAGGTCCACAGTATCATGACCAAGATAGGCGAGGTAGTTGTTGTCGGTGGAGTGCGAAGGTCAGCCATGATCAGCCTCTCAGATCTCGACGACGCTGAGATGCGTGAAGCCAAAAGTGGCGAATGGTGGACAGACAACCCCCACTTTGCCCTAGCTAACAACTCCGTGGCTTACGAAGGAAAACCAAGTCACAAGAAGTTCATAGCAGAATGGGACGCTCTAGTTGCATCAGGATCTGGTGAACGTGGCATCTTTAATCGTCAGGCAGTTCAAGATCGGTGTTTAGCCGATGGTAAGAGAGACCCAGAAGTTCTCTACGGCACCAATCCGTGCAGTGAGATCGTCTTAGCACCGCACCAGTTCTGCAACCTGACTGAGGTTTGCATCCGTCAGACGGATACTATGGACGCGATCTGTCGCAAAGTCAGACTGGCTTCGATCTTAGGAACTATCCAAGCATCCTTCACCTACTTCCCCTACCTCCGTTCAATCTGGAAAGAGACGACAGAGAAAGAAGCACTTCTAGGCGTCAGCATGACAGGTATCATGGACAGCCCACTAACAAACGGAAAGAAACCTGCGCTAGAAGGTAGACTGAAAGTCTTAAGAAAGATCGCAGTAGATACCAATGAGTACTATGCCAAGAGACTGGGCATCAATAAGGCGTCTGCAGTAACTGCCGTCAAGCCGTCAGGGACTGTCAGCCAACTGTGTGATACAGCGTCGGGAATACACGCTCGATACGCTGACTTCTACATACGAACAGTCCGAGGTGACAACAAAGATCCACTAACACAGTTCATGACAGACCAAGGCATCCCGAGTGAGCCGTGCGTCATGAAGCCTGACCAAACAACTGTCTTTAGTTTCCCAATGAAAAGTCCGGTTGGATCTGTGACTAGACACGATATGTCAGCCATCGATCAGTTGAACATGTGGCTAACGTATCAGAGACACTTTACCTGTCATAAGCCTTCAGTGACTATCGATGTCCGAGAAGAGGAGTGGCATGAGGTAGGAGCATTTGTCTATAAGCACTTTGATGAAATGAGTGGCGTATCGTTCTTACCAAGGTTTGAGCACACGTACCAACAGGCACCTTATCAGGATTGCTCAGAGGCGGAGTATGAGGCAGCCAAGCGAAAGATGCCTAGTCGAATAGACTGGTCGAAACTCACAGAATACGAGACCGAAGACACAACCAAAGGCAGTCAGACCATGGCTTGCGTTGGTGGCGTCTGTGAACTTGTAGACATAGAGGCAGCGTAACGAGAGGCCCTTCGGGGCCTTTCCCACGACACACAGGAAATAAACAAATGTTTACAGTAGAGACTGAAGACAACCACACGAAGGTCGTCGCTCTTGATGATAGTGGTAAACACGAAGACATAGAGATTTACATAGAGCACGATGGTCGTGTGTTTATCAGGCAGTGGGCAGAAGATCTAAAAGAGTTCCAAGTGATAATCTTGGCGTTCAATCAGTACATGTCGATAGTCTCGAGTATTGACGCAGAGGACGGAATGTTTACCGTAGAGTTAGACAAAGGAACTAAACGATGATTACTTTTTTTGAACACGATGAAGACAAGCCGACTTTAAAAGTTGTTCAAGGTCTTGTTGGTGGCTATGCGGAACTCATACCACTACCACACAAACCAGAATGGCAGATGGTCGTGAATGAAGACGGCAGAATGAAGCAACTTCCTTACAATGAGGAAGCATCAGAAATCTGTGGAAGACCAATCGTAGGCCATGCAGTTATACTTAAGGGTGATGCGCGATTGACGTAGATGTTGTGGAGGGACAGGCTGTCCAGACTAGCCGATCACACTCTGTCCCCCCTGATACCGAAGTATCCACTGGTACACATAGTTACCCAACGTCACATTTGCAAACAAAAAACACTGATCACCATAGAAGCGACCAGTGCTAAGTTAGAAAGATATTCGATCACCGTACCTTTCTTTGTTACCAGATCTACTTGACCATCTGTTGGGCAGCGATCTGTGTTTTTTTGACTCTGTTTCTGAAGCCGTTCTCGAAGTGCTTCCACGCCTCAATACGCTTGTAGAACTCTAAGCGGTTCTCAGAGAACTTCTTGATGAAATCTGTTTGATCCATGGCGTTGATTGCAGCGACTGTCTTGGGTCCTATCAGGCCATCAACTACTGTACCTGCCGTCTGTTGGGCAATCTTAACACTTCTTCGAGGACCGCTGTGGACACTGAGATCGAAAAGTAAGAGGTCAGCACCGTCCACGAGTTCGTCCGAACGCACCCGATCCCAGTATCTGTCTTTGTAGATTGGTGCCACGTCCTCGATAGTAAGGTTCTTGATCTCTTCTTTAGTGACCTCTCGGCCCACCCAGTTCTCATAGGTTTTCTTGGTGACTCCAAAGTTAGTCGCGCCACCGTTATCTCGAGGGTCATCAACATAGCCCCCTTCTGACTTGAGTATCTGTGCTAGACACTCGATCCAGTTATCTTTCATATTAATACATCCTGTTGCAAAGGTTGGTTGGACAAAGAAAAAGAGGCAGAAGATAGCCAACCTCTTCATCTATTGAAGCCTCTCATCGCTCGAAAACCGAACGAACTTGCGATTGAGGCATACATTCCCCAAGTCACCCAGTCTGGGCATTTCTGTAAATTCTCGAAGCCCTGCGCCATAAATGGCTGCAGCGCAGGTATGAAGTTGGCGGCAAGAATTAAGACGAACACACCAGTCCACAGTTCATCTTTAAAACTGTCTTTAGATGCGTTTATGGCTGCTTGTTCCCAGTTGATCTCACCTGTGGCGAGTTTCATCTTAGTCTCAGCCTCTGCGTGTTTTATCTTTGCTTTGCTGTCGATGAAGGTGGTGGCTAAATTAGCTACACTAGTTAAAATACCAATCATTTGCTTTCCTTACTGTGTGATGAAGAAGTAGATAACGGCTCCGGCTGCACACAGTCCCAATAGGACTACACCTGCAATCGTTGTCGCTTCTATAAACTCTTGTCTTTCTCTCTCAGCCCTACGGCGCTCTTCTTTACGCTTGCGCCTTGCTTCTGCTTGATAGTTCAACCAGTCCTCCTTAAGACCTGCACGACCTTGGTAGATCATGACTTGTATTAGTTGTTCTTCAGTCTCTCTTATTTTCTCAAGCGCAAGGAACTCTTCAAGATCTTGCGCCTGAGTTTGTTTCAACTGAGCCATAAACCCAGATCTCTTCTTGTGTACCCTTTCCTCTAGCGCCGATTTGCTTGCAACAATGGTCCCGATCTGCGAGGCGCAGTCGGCTAAAGATCTTCCGTTTTGGAGAAAACTTTTGACGGTGGTAAAGGCGGCGTTGCAAGCGGCGAGTTCCGCTAACATTTGACTAGTCGATTTCCCTCGTTGCCATCTTGTGAACATCGTCCCTGATGGCTTTTATGTTTTCGTCTATTCGAGCCATTGCAATCGCTTGGGCAAAAACCATGTCTTCTAGTTTGTCCAGTCGGTTGTCTAAGTCACTTAGTCTGTTGGTGTTTCTTTCTATGTCACCATACATCATCGAGACCACCCAAACGATTGCTGCACCTTGAGTGATTAAGCCAATGATTAGAGTGATGGGGACGCTTTTCGATAGGTGCCAACTATCATTATCGGTCATTAGTTACCCTCCAATGCGTCAAGTCGTGCCTCTATTGATGAAAGACGCTGCTCTGTTGCAGCACCAATAAAGCACAACAGTTCTGGGTATCTGATACCTTTTCTGTTTTTCTGTACTGCGCCCTCTGGGGCTTCCATTTCTGGTTTAGATTGAACTTCTATAGAGCCATCTTCGTTTTCAGCTTCCCACCATGCATCTTCGCACCAAAACGCATATTTAGTTGCGTCCAACCCTGCGTCAGACATTGCGGTTGCTACTTCTTGAGCAATTGCGCCAGTATGTATTCTTGCGCCATCACCCTCACTAGCAACTGAACTGTTCCATTTAAAAGTCTTAAAAAGTTTACTGATAGCTGTTGCAGCGGCTATTTCTGCATTTGTAAGGGGTTCAATTTGTTGCTTTTCACGCTCATCAGAAGTTTGAATTGTGCTATTCGTTGCATATATATTTTTCCAACGAGCATTTGAATATCCAAGCGAATCCACATCGTCAGTTGAGTTCCCTGAAGTTGTTCCAGGAGTTATATGAGTTGAGAACCAATCAAATCTAAAACCACTAAAACGAGAAGTTATAAATAAATCACCTTCTCTTTCACCTATTCCCCCCCTACCAGTAGTGCCCTCCTTGAAGTGAATAAATCTTTGACCATCTCCAGCATTACTATGTACGATGAGAACGCCAGAACTACTAGAAGTTGCATCATCCCCAATAGTCACACGTTTTTCAGTACTAGTGTAAAAGTCAATTTCGTCTGAAGTTCCTCCAAACTCTATGTAAGTGTCAGATCTTACATTATCTACAATTTGTTCTGCAACAACTTTTCCTGAGAGGTAGAGGTCTTTCCAACGCTTGGTGCTAGATCCAATGTCGCCACCACCATCAGAGCCGCAAAGAAAATTGCTTGACTCCAACTTCATTTTCTCTACGCCGCCCTGTCTAAACACGATGGCATCTGGATCCGTTGAATGGGAGCCACCGTAGAGTCTAATATTTCCCCCATTACTTATTCCAGTGCCTCCCGAAAGGTAAAGAATGGAATCTGCTGTGTGTTTATAGATTGCTGATACGCCAGTTATAGAGCCACTTAGGTCTAGGTTCCTGAACCTAGATGTTGCATTTCCCAAGTCAATTTGATTGTCAGAATTAGTTCCGGTACCGCAATCAAATGGTAGAATTTCTCTAGGGAAGTCTATAAATTTAAGTCCGGTATCGTCATTACCGATTACCAAATTGTTATCAAAACATCCAAGCGACCCTATTGTTATAGCGCCACTTCTAAAATCTATAATTGACCCATCCGTGTCATTTCTACGGAAATTGGCGGCGAACCCAGAATTAGCTGTAGTTTGTTCTACAGTTGAATATAGCTGTCCGTTTTCTAAGAACATCGCTCCTTCTGAAACAGTGCTTGTTGTGTTTTTACCCACAATCAAGTCACCCTCCACAGTGATATCGGCAGCGGTCAATTTTCCACTAGTGATGTCATTCTGGTCTGATCTTAAAAATTGAGAGGCAGATAAATTACTTAAAAGAGTAGAATTTGAAGCAGTCGTCGCTGTAGCTGCTGCAATTCCAAGAGCATCAATGTCAGCCTTAGTTTGATCTGCGGTAGCACCTGTTTCTATTCCATCGATCTTAGTCTTATCAGTGGATGACATTAGACCATCTGCTGAAGTCGTAGCATTACTGTAGACGGTATCTGTGTCGGTGATGTTGATAGTCTTTGCCGCCCCAGTACCAGAAGCAACTACACCGTTTCCAGTGAAATTAAGTGTCGTTGCAGAGGTTGCTAGGTCAACTCCTTCATCCTGCACAGTAATCTCACCACCACCTGCGGCTACAGTACCATCAGCGGCAATCGTGATGTTATCACCTGCCGTTAAAGACGACACGACATTGGCAGTATCAGTGACGTCGGCTGATGCCTCTATACCATTGAGTTTAGTCTGCAGTGCATCTGTGAAAGCATTTGTATCGGTATTGTTTTCATAGGCTGTCTTTATCTCTGCATCAGTTTGATCAGACGTTGCACCTGTTTCTACTCCGTCTAACTTCGTCTTATCAGATGAAGACATAAGTCCGTCAACAGATTGTGTTGCGCTCCCTGCAACGACGCCACCCTGCCAAGAAGATCCGTTGTAAACCCTTAGCTGATTGTCAGTAGTGTTAAAGAATATATCACCAGTATCTAGGTTAGCCGTCGGATCAGAAGCACCAGTACTATATTGACCAGTAAAAGACGCTAGTGACGATGCAGCATTCGAAGCACTTGTTGAAGCAGAACTCGCATCAGATGCGGCAGATGAGGCTGAGTTACTTGCCGAAGTTGCGGAGGTCGCACTATTGCTAGCCTGAGTAGTTGCTGTTGCAGCATCTGTAGAAGCCGAAGAAGCACTTGCGGCAGCGGCATTTTCAGAAGTCAACGCAGCGGCAGCCGAACTCGTCGCACTAGAAGAACTAGAGGAGGCTGATGAGGCTGATGAGGAACTTGCGTTTTGACTGGCTAATGCGGCTGCAGCCGAAGCCGCACTATTGGTCTCCGCTGTTTCCGCTGCGACTTTAGCCGCTTCAGAGGCTGTCTTTGCAGTTTCACTAGCTGTCTGAGCCGTCTCACTTGCAGTCTGTGCTGCAGATGCAGAGGTAGCAGATGAGGCTGCATTAGTGGCTGCAGTAGTTGCTGTGTTGGCGTTACCAAGGGCAGTCGAGGCACTAGATGAACTATTGAAGGCTGCAGAAGCCGCAGTACTAGAACTACTTACAGCATTTGTTTCGGCTGCTTCTGCAGCGGCTTGAGCGGATTCAGAAGCCACTTTTGCAGTATTAGACTGCGCTGCACTGTTTGCAGACTGTTGCGCTGATGAAGCACTAGCAGTCGCAGAATTTGCTGCATTGGTTTCTGAATTTGCAGCGGCAACCTTGCTAGATTCTATTGCATTGACGTTTTGGCTTGGACGACCTGCTTGCGAATAAAAACTAGAAGGAGCACTATTTTCTGTTGTTTCTGTGCTTTCTTCTGATGTCGCAAGAGGTGAGTTTCCAGTTACACCAGTGGTCGAGTAAAAAGACGCTGCCATGGTTTTTAATCTCCATAATTTACGGTTGGGCGCATCACCTGATTAATACCTGACTGTTCTGCAGAATTACTTTGCTCTTGTAGTTCAGTAAGAAACTGGCCTGACTTCTGTTCAAAGATAGCGGATCGTTCATCCATAAAGTAATCTGCAGCATATGAGAGTGCAGTGTAGGTGAGGATGTCGGAGGCTATGACTGTCAATGCGTTGCTGTCAGAGTCTGTGGCAAGCAGTGGAAATTCAGCGTAGTAATCTAAGTAAACAATTCCAGTGGTTGGCTGTGGGTGCAGAAGGATCTGCGCCTGTTGTCGGCACATCTGTCTTGGTATGCCTTGTTCTCCAGTTTTCTGTGCTTGAAGCATCTCGTGGTGAGGTATCCGTGTAAGGGCAACTCCGTCCATATAAACACTTATTATCTCTAGTAGATTGACAGGCAGTGTGATCTGTGAGGTTTGATTAGAAATGGTGTAGGTCTGTTGAGCCTCTTGTGCAGGAGTTCTAAGAACTCTCTGTATTCTGGTTGTTGCCTGATCAATGAAAGTATCGGCAAGAGCATCAGGGCAGTCACTACGATTTAGAAGGGCCAAAAAGTGCGCCCTGATTTGTCCTTTGTTCATTTAGTACCTCTTAGATTTAGTCACTTTCTTCTTTTTCTTTGTGACCTTCTTTTTCTTTGGCGGTCTGCCAACTTTTGATCCGTATGTTCCAATACCTCGGGGCATGGTTACGTCCTCTTCTTTTTAGCAGGTTTCTTTTTCTTAGGAGGCTTCTTTGCCGTCTTAGCGGCTGCTCGAAATGCAGCGTCAGTCGGAGCGCCCTTGTCGCCCTTTTTTCTCATAGGCTTGCCAGACTTTCGGCGTTTGTTGATGTTCTCATATAGGCTCATGTCAGGTCCTTCTCGACTTAGCACCACTGCACTTCCATCGTTTTCTCGATAGGTTCAGAGGTGAGTTTGGATTCTTTGCGGCTTTCGGGTGTTTTTTCTTCTGCGCTAGTGATCGAGCACAGTAAGCGTCACCCTTCTTCGTCCCTGCTCGGACTCGAGGTCCACCGTCTTTTGCTTTCCCCGATTGACCGTAGGAAACACGTTTGCCACTTTTTGTGACTTTGACTTTTGCCTTACCTTGTCTTGGGGTAGCCATTTCAAACCTTCCGATCTGTTGCCATAAACATGTCTAGGTTTTCTTTTTGTAATCTTGCTACGATTTCCTTGCCTGTGGCTTGCCAAAGATCGAAACCTTCTCTCATCCACTTCTCAACAATGACAGTGGGGATCGAGGCAACTCTATGAAACTCGCCCATAGGCTTTGAAGTACTTTCGTTTCGAGCATCTTTCAGATCATCTAGGAATTTTTGGGAGATGTTCTGGGTGTGCTTTCTTGTGACGTCACCTGCTT